TCGTGCTACCCGGCGCCTACGAACCCGACGAGGCACTATGACCGAGCTGCGCTACATACAAACGCTAGTAACAGTCGAATGCACCTGCGGCCTCGCGGAGATCGCGTGGGCGCGTCAGTACGTGATGCGCAAGGAATCCTTAATGCGCGACCGTCGGGACGACCCCGACCGATGACGAAGCGCAAATACCTCACGACCGCGGAGGTCGCGGCGATACGGCGCATGAAGGAAGCGTCACTCGCGCAGGAACGCAACCGGATGAAACATCACGGCGGCGACGGCCCGCCGTACGTCAAGGACGGCGGACGGGTCCTGTACCCGCGCGACGCGCTGTACGAATGGCTGGATGCGCGGACCGTCGAGAGCGACACTCTCGCGTCGCGCGTAGTTCCTCAGCACGATCGATTCCTGCGCGCTTGTTCTACCGAATCGGAGGCTGACGAATGAGGCGTTATCTGTCGAAGTGTCACGGGGCGTGGCGTGAATGGCGCCGCATCGGCAAGTACGGCGACCTGGTGCTGTGCTGCATCGTCTGCGGCCGACCCGCGGAGACGTATGAGTGAGATACCCGACCTCGGCTACTCACGGCGTGATGACGGGTGCATCGGCGCGCATGAAGGCGAGTACGAACCGGACGGGTGCCCGCACGCGCCCGTTGCAGAGATCGCAGGTGACTTTGTGTGTCGCCATCATCTTCTGCGTGTGCTGAGGTGGAGACGTGCGCAGGTCGGGCACGCGGTACTTGTGGAGCTGATTGACGACCCGCAAGCCGACACACCGTGAACGGCACGCTCAGTAACCGCAGACATGGTAGGGCTACGTGACCTGAAACAACGGCACGGCGTGGGGGCCCTGCATCGGTTTTTCACCGAAACCGACAGGGCGGCCGCCGCGTGGCTACGCGTACGAAGGAACCGGTCGACCGCGCCGACACTGCCCGCGCCTGGTGGCAGTGCGACCGGTCGCGTGCGTCGCGCGTTGCCGATTTTTAGTGGCGAACGCCGCTCGACAGCCCGAACGCACTGGCCGTTTTCTTCCGAAATTGTCGGGCGGCGGCCGATCGGCAGCGATGCGGCCGGATCGGCGCCACAATGGCAGCGATGGCAGCCGATACCGAGCGATCGTGAACGATGGGCGGAAACGTCCGCGCTCCGAGCTGCGCGGCCGAGCCGAAACCGGCCTTGAGCGCGAGCTGCTCGACCGGCGCGATATCGGCAAGGCCGAACGTGCCGCGCTGCGGACGCAGGCACGCGCCGTCGACGTCGCCGAACGCGCCCGCGAGCCCGACGCGGTCACGCGTGCGAACGCGGTGTACCTCGACCTGCGTAAAGCGGCAGGGCTGACAAGTGGCGGCGCTCAGCCCGTCGACGTTTTCGAGCAGCTCCTGGCCGAAATCTCACGGCCCTCGGCCGGTTCTAGCGACGTGCCGAACACCTGAGCGGCCGACGTTCGGGCCTGCGGTCGGCACGTTGTGTCGGGCGATGCGCAAGCCGCTCATGCCGTGGCAGCAGTATGTCGCCGACGTCGCGTTAGAGGTCGACGAGGCGGGCCGGTTCGTCTATCAGCTCGTCGTCGTTACAGTGCCGCGTCAGTCGGGAAAGACGACGTTGTTCGGCGGCGTCATGGATCACCGTGCGCTCGTGACGCCGCGGGCGCGTGTTTGGTTCACGATGCAATCCGGCAAGGACGCGGTCGACTGGCTGACGAATGAGCACTGGCCGTTGCTCGCCGCGTTCGGGAACGCCGCGCACCTGCGCCGCATGGCCGGTAGCGAACATATCCGCTGGCGGCATAGCGGCGGGCTGGTGCGGCCGTTCCCGCCGACACCCGCGGGCCTGCATTCGAAAACGTCCGACCTTGTCGTCGTCGACGAATGCTGGTCGTTCGATTTCGTGAAGGGCCTGCAGCTCGACCAAGCGATCGTGCCGACGCAGGCGACGAAACCGAACGCGCAGACGTTGAAATGCTCGACCGCGGGCGACGCGGCCGCAGTGTGGTGGCTGGGCACGGTCGAGCAGGGCCGCGCCGCCGTGCACGCGGGTCGTCGTGACGGCGTCGCCTATTTCGAATGGTCGTGTCCTGACGACCTCGACCCGGTCGACCCGACGAGCTGGCCGCGTTATCACCCTGCGTTCGGCCGCACGATCGGCGAAACGTCGATGCGGGCCGCGCTTGAACAGCTCGGGCCCGACGAATTTGCGCGTGCGTACGGCAACCGGTGGACGTCGCAGGTAGCGCGCGTGATCCCGTTAGGTGCGTGGCGGGCCGCGGCCGAGCCCGAGCTACCCGAACCGCGCGCCGGCGCGCTCGCGCTCGCGTTCGACGTCGCGGTCGACCGTTCCGAGGCCGCGGTCGTCGCCGCATGGCGCGACGAGGCCGGGCGGGCCGCGCTCGAGGTCGCCGACGTCCGCGACGGCGTCGGCTGGCTCCCCGACCGGTTCGTCGAGCTGGTCGACCGATGGCAGCCGCGGGCGTGCGCGTACGACGCCGCGGGCCCTGCGCTCGACGTCGCCGACGTGCTGCTACGACGCGGCCTCGCGGTCGACGGCCTCAAGGCCCGCGAGTATGCGGCGGCCTGCGCGGGCCTGCTCGACGCGCTCGTCGCCGAACCGCCCGGCCTGCGTATCCGACCGAACCCGGCGCTCGACGCGGCCGCGGCCGCCGCCGCGCGCCGGGCGCTCGGCGACGCGTGGGCGTGGGGCCGCAAACAATCCGCGGTATCGATCGCGACGTTGACGGCCGCGACCGTCGCGCTATGGGCCTACGACCATGCCGGGCCCGATCGCGGACCGTTCCGCATCTACTGACGTCTCCCCGCACGGTAGGTAGACACGGCCGGGCCCTGGTGCCAACACCTTCACCAATTCGGCTTAGAACGCAACGTAGGCGGGCCCGTTGCGCGCCTGTTGCGCGCATTGTCGGAATCGGCGGCGTATTCTCGGCGCGCGTATGACGCTCGCGGCACCGTTCGTCGGTTCGCTCGGCCGCGTCGCGCAGGTCGGCCGACGCGACATCTTGCTGCCATCACCGCCGATGGTCGGCACGTTTGGGATACCGGGCCCGTACGTCTACGACGCGCAATCGGCGCGCAAGGTGCCCGCGGTCGGCCGCGCAATTCAGCTCTACGGCGGCCTCACCAAACAAATGCCGATGGACGCGTACCGCGGGTCGACGCTGCTGCCGCAACCGCGGATGCTGGCGCGTCCCGACCCCGATCGGGCGGGCTCATGGTTCGTGCAGGTCAACGTCGAGGACTACCTGCTTTCAGGGAACGCGATTTCGCTGGTAACGCAGCGCGGCGCCGACGGCTGGCCGCTGGCGACGACATGGCTGCCCGCACAATGGACCTACATTGTTTGGGACGTGCAATACGGCGCCGAAAACGCGCTGACGTACTACTACCTCGGCCAGCCGTTGCCATTCGATGACGTCGTACACGTCCGACGCGGCGCCGACCGCATGTACCCGGTACGCGGCGTCGGCGTCGTCGAGGAATATCTCGGCACGCTCGACCGTGTCGCGATGGAAGAGGAATATGAACGGGGCGCGCTCGCGGGCGGCGCCGTCCCTTCAGTCGCAGTGATTACGCCGCAGGCGACGCTCGACCAGGCAACCGCCGACTCCGCTAAGGATGCGTGGCTCGCGAAGTTTTCGGGCCCGCAACGCGAGCCCGTCATCCTGCCGAGCGGCACGCAGGTCGTCCCGCTCGCATGGTCACCGACCGACACGCAGCTCTCCGAAGCGCGGCGCATGTCGCTCACCGACGTCGCCAACATGTTCAACCTCGATAGCTACTGGCTCGGCGCGGCCGTGCAGGGCATGACGTACAAGACGGCGGCGCCGCAGTATCAGCAGATATTGCGCACGAGCCTTGAGGGCGTGCTCGCAGATTTCGAGGACGTCTGGTCCGACGCGTGGCTCGTGCGCGGCACGCAGGTCCGGTTCCGACGTTCACAATTGTTGCGGGAAGATTTGGCGACGTCGACGTCGGCCGCGGTCGCGTTGTACGGCGCCGGGATCGTGACGCAGGCCGAGGCCCGCGTGCTCGTCGGGCTCCCGGCCGAGCAGCCCGCGGCCGCGTTAGGGACCGGCGCCGACCTGGCGCCCGCGATCGCGAGTCCCGACGACCCGAACGCGTCGTTACCCGAGGGCGAAGCAGGTGGAGGTACCAGCGATGCAACTAGCACCTGAACAACGGCTGTACGGCACGCGCCTGCGGCTCGCCGACGCGCAAGCTGTCGGTATCGGCACGAAAGCGACCTACTTGGAAGGCCGCGCGGTGCCGTTCGACACCTGGGCTGACCTCGGCTGGTTCCTAGAGCAGCACGACGCCGGATCGTTCGTGGCGACGACGAAGGCGGGCAGCGGGCGCGGCCTGCCGCTGCTGCTGTTTCACGACAACCGCTCGTTTCCGATCGGCGTTTCTGAGTCATGGAAGCATGACGGCGGCGGCCTCGACGGCGTGTGGCGGCTGAACGACGGCACCGAGGCGCAACGCGCCGCGAAAGCGGCCGACGACGGCGAGCTAGTCGGCCTCTCGATCGGTTTCCAGCCGATCCGTTCCGAATGGGATTTCGTCGACGACTGGAATCCCGCTATGGGGCCCGAGCACATGGACAGCGTGACCCGCCTCGAATCGCGGCTGCTTGAGGTTTCGTTAACGCCGACGCCTGCGTTTGCCGACGCGCAGGTCGCGCTCGTGCGTTCGACGTTGGAGTGCATGACCCGCGCCGAGCACGCGCCGCCCGAACGGCCGCTGCTCGTCGATGCTTACCGGGCCGAGCTAGAGGCGTTACGCTCGGGCCCGCAATAGCCGCGGCCTACCCGCCACCGCGACCGAGCAGCGACCGCGCGTGCCTTGCGTCGAGCGGCGCGCATCGACTGCTCATCGTCGGCGACAGTACGGCGCCCGCACTGTGTGCAGCCTTGTCGCATTTCAATGTGGAGGTATTCCGATGGCGAACGCCGTTCTCGAATCGTTGCGCGCCGAGCGCGCCGAACAAATCGCAGCGATGGAAGCTGTGCTGTCGCAGGTCGAGGGCCGCGACCTCGTCGAGGCCGAACGGAATCTGCTCGACCGGGCCCGCGTCCGTATCGGCGAGCTGGACGCACAAATCGAGCCGCTGGAAGCATTCGAGGCGCTCGCGCAGCAGCACCGCGACACCGTAAACGCGTTGCCCGCACCCGCGAACCCGCGTCCGACCGTGTCCGCGCCTGCGACGACACGTCAACGCGTCGACATGGCGGCCGAGAATCCGCGCGGGCACGGCTACCGGTCGCCCGGCGCGTTTCTTGTCGACTACCTGCGCGGGAACGGGCTGTTCGAACGCGGCGTACGCGACGAGGCGGCGGCGGCGCGGCTGTATCAGGCGCGTGCCGACCAAACGACCGGCGACACGCCGGGCCTGCTGCCGCAGCTCATCGTCGGGCAAGTCGTCTCGCTGATCGACCAAAACCGGCCGCTCATCCAAAGCCTCGGCGGCGTGCGCGGCCTGTCTGGCATTCCCGGTACGACGTTCGAACGGCCGAAGATCACGCAGCACGTAACGGTCGGCGTGCAAACGGCCGAAAAGACGTCGCTACCGTCGCAGAAAATGACCATCGCCGCGGTGCCGTTCGCGAAAAAGACCTACGGCGGCACCGTCGACATTTCCCGCCAAGACATTGACTGGTCGAGCCCGGCCGCGTGGGACATTCTCATTCGCGACCTCGCCGACGTGTACGCGATCCAAACCGAAACGGTCGTCGCCGCCGACTTCGCGACGAACGCGACCGGTATCAAGCCGCCCGCGTTGCCCGCGGCGCCCGTGCTCGCCGACTGGACGAAAGGCCTTTACACGGCGGCGATGCACTCCTACTCGGCGGGCAAGCGCATGCCGACCCGGCTGTGGTGCTCGCTCGACGTTTGGGCCGCGCTCGGTTCGCTCGTCGATCAGGCACGCGTCGTGCTCCCGCCCGACGCGACGAACGGCGTCGACGCGCCGCTCGACACGTTCGATATCGGGTCGAGCAGCCTCGCGTCGTTCCGTGGCGACGTGCTCGGCCTGCCCCGCATCGTCGTGCCGTTGTTCCCCGCGAAGACGTGCATCGTCGGGCCCGACTCGCTGTATGAGGTTTACGAGGAAGTGATCGGCCTGCTGTCAGTGATCGAGCCCTCGATCCTCGGCGTGCAGGTCGCGTACGGCGGCTATCTCGCGTTCGGCACGATGGCCGGTACCGCGTACGTGCCGCTCGATTTGTCGGCCGTGACGTCGCTGCCGACGGCGCTCGACGCCGACGAGCTCGCGGCGCAAGAGGCAGCCGAAACCGAGCAACGGCAAGAGGAACACCGCACGAACCGGCGCCGGGCCGCGGCAGCAGCGCCGCCGCCCGAACCGCCGAGCGAATAACGAGGGGAAGGGCCGTACGCGGTGGCATCGTGGCCGACGCTGAGCGAGGTACGTACGTTCCTGCGGCTCGAACCTGAGCCGACGCAGGACGGAGTGCTACGCACCGCGCTCGACGCAGCCATCGCGTACGGCATCTCGAAATATGGCGGGCTGTACGACACGGCGAGCACGACCGTTCCCAACGACGGGCACGAGGCGTGCCTCATTCACGCGTCGCGGCTGTACCGTCGGCGCGACTCGATCGACGGCACGATTTCGTGGGGCGATATGGGCGCGATCCGCGTCGGACGCGTCGACCCTGACGTCGAAGCCTTGTACGGCACGAAGGCGCCGCCCGTTTTCGGTTAGGAGGTCGTATGGCGCGACTGCGTTATAACGGGCTGCTCTGCGGTTCGGCGTTACCGACCCTCGACGCGAACCTGACCGCGGCCGCGACCTCGATCGCGTTCGCGGGCGTGCTCACGCATGCGAGCGAACCGCCCGCGCCGAGCCGCACCGACCCCGCGTGCACCTGGTATACGGCGCAGGCCTATTTCAACGATCCGGCGATTCAGTCGGGCGACGTCGGTAGCGCGGTGAACAGTCCCGACGGCACCGCGTTCCCTGCGGGCACGACGATTTCGAGCGTCAACCCGTCGAACGGCGACTGCTATACGAACCAAAACGCGAACACCGACGGCACCGGCGCGCCGCTCGTCATCGGCAGCAGCGCGCCGCCTGGTGTCCGCGAGCAGGTACCGACGATCGCGGCGGGCGATTATCTGCCGCTCGTGCTCGACGCCGACACCGACGTCGCCGAAATCGTTTGGTTGACCGCGTACGCGAAGGGCGCGACGACCGGCACGATAGAACGCGCGCAGGAAGGCACGGGGCCGTCGGCGCATACGGCGGGCGCGTCGATCCGTCACGGCCCGACCGTCGACGATTTCACGACCGCGCCGAGTAATCCCGCGATCGGCTGGGTACTCGACCAGCCTGGCAGCGGCACGCACCCGTTCTCGCCGCAGCCCGAACCGTCGGAGCTGTGGCGTATCAACCTCGCGCCCGGCGAAGCGATCAAGGCGGGCGAGAATTACCGCGCGCATCTGGGCGGCGGCGCGTTCGCGGCGTCGGGCCCGTCCGGTCAAGACATGTGGGACTACGTGTATTCGTACGGTCTCAACGCCGACAATGACATCGCGAACGGCGCGCCCGGCTGCTATTGGTCGATCGAGGCGTCGTACTACATGAGCGGCAAACGTCAGATCGAGCATTACCTCACGCTCATCGACGAGAGCGGCAACGCGTATCGGGCCATCGCTATCGGGCCGTGGCAAACGGACGGGCTCGGCTCGCGGCCGCTCGTCGGTTTCAATCCCGGTTTCCTCGCGTGGATCGCGATCGGCACGGCCGGTACGTGGAATTTTCTTGTCGCGTCGGCGGCGCCGGGCGCACCGAACTCGAACCAGCTCACCATGTACGCCGACCCGTCGACCGCGAGCCCGCACGCCGATACCGCGTTCGATATGCACGCACCCGCCGACGCGCACGGTTACTTCCGTATCGACCATCCGAGCAGCCCCGGCGGCCTCGCGTTCTCGATTGACGCGCAACCGTCCGGGCTCGCGATCGTCGGCGGCAACGTCGCGTTCCAGGTCGTCCGCGCGCTCGATTACGTCGGCGATCACATTCCGATCAAGATGCAGAACAACCTCGGTACCGTCACGTACGCGCAATTCGATAACTACGGCCGGACGTGGCATCTCACCGGCGCCGACGGGCACTCGGGCGCGAACATGATGCTCGACTCGGGCGACGGCGGCTCCTACATCGACGCCAAGTGCTACGCGTTCCGCATCCTGTCCTACGCCGACAGCTCGATCGTGCATTCGCTCGGCCTCAACGGCGTCGGCTTTTACGGCGTGCCCGCGGTCGCGCAGCCGTCGGGCGCCGCGCAGGCCGCGGTCGCTACGACCGCACCCGCGGGCGGCGTCGGCACCGCCGCGGGCGGCTGGGACACCGCCGCGCACCGCGACACCGCGATCACGACGCTTAACGCGCTCGTCACGCTCACGAACGCGATCCGCGCTGCGCTCGTCGCGGAGGGCCTCATGAAAGGCGGCGCCTAATGCCGCGGCTGCGCGTGGTCGGCTGGAATGTGGCGCCGGTACTCATGCTCGACGACGGCGAGCAGCTCGAACCGGTCCCGGTGCAGCCCGCGACGATCCGCGCCGGCGCGGCCTGGCAGGCGTTCGTCGACGGCGGCTGGAAAGAACACCTAGACCGCCTACGCGAGCAGGTAGGGGCCGACTAGCCATGTACGCGTCGACGCAGTACGCGGGCGTTGCGGGCGTCGAGCCCGGCGCGGGGCCGCCCGTCGTCGTGCGCGCCGGTTTCGGCTGGCAGCGCGCCGTCGCCGCCGCCGCGTTACAAACGCTGCTCGCCGCGATCGACGCGACCGTCCCTGCGTTCGCGACGCCGCCCGAGACGTTCAACCCGCCCGCGTACATCGTCGGTTTCCCGACGCAGGTGCAATACGACCGGGCCTCGTTCGGCGTCGACCTCGCATCGCTGCCGATCCTGGTCGCGTGCGGGCCGAGCGAAGCTGACCGCGTCGACGAGCTGCTCGACGCGGCACGGCATGCGGTCGCGGCCGACCCGAGCGCGGGCGGCGTGCTCGTCGACGCGCATGCGCTCACGCAAGGGAACTGGCGGCGGCTGAACGTCGCGGGCGCCGACGTGCTCGCGGCTGACCTCGTGCTCGAAATCCGAATGTAGGAAGGACGCTCATGGAAAACGAACCGAACGGCGGCGAGCAGCTCGGCGAGCCCGCGGTCGACACCCGCGACGAGGTCGCGGCGCAGACAAGCGCGGCCGACATTGCGCCGCCCGCGGCGATCGCGCCGGTAATGATGACCGACGCCTACGTCGAAATCGGCGGCGCGAACCTCTCGTGCCTCGGGCTGTCCGTGTCGATCGAACCCGAAAACAAGCCGATCGAGCAAGTGACGTTCTGCGGCGTCACCGACTGGCCGGGCCCGGTCAAATGGCACTTGAAGGCGAAGCTTGCGCAAGATTTCTCGACCGGGAGCACCGACGCGACGCTCTCGGCGGCGCTCGCCGCATACAACGCGGCGGGCACGCTATGTCCGTTCCGTGTGCGGCCGTACAAGTCGCGTGCAGTCGGCCCGACGAACCCGTTTTACTCGGGCAACGCGATCCCGCAGCCGTATGCCTATTTCGGCGGCGACGCGGGCACCGCGTCCGAGGTTGACCTCGACTGGATTCTTTCGGCGCCGCCGACGAAGGCCACGACCTAGGCGGGCGGCGGCGTATGGCATCGCAGGCGCCGCAGGTCGCGGTGATCGGCATGCGCGCGTTGCGGCGCGACGTGCGACGGCTCGCGACGGATCAGCAATCCGAGCTGTACCGCGCGATCCGCGAGGCCGGGCTGCGCGCGGCCGAACCGATCGCGGCGAAGGCACGCGAGGTCGTCCCCGTCGTAAGCGGCGCGCTGCAACGGTCGATACGGGCGTCGGGCACGCGGACCGGCGCGGCCGTGCGCATGGGCCGCAAGTCCGTGCCGTATGGCGGCGCCGTCGAATTCGGCGGCTATCCCGGCGCCCGCGAGTACGTCGCCGCGGGCCGGTACCTGTTCCCTGCGGCGGCCGGGCTCGCCGACGTCGCCGCGCAGAACTACGCGACCGCGATCGACGCCGCGTTTAACGATCCGACCGTATGGACGAACAAAACGAACGATTCGAGGGCCGTACATGACTGACACACAACCGCCGACGACGCCGACCACGCTCGACGGCCCGGTCGAATTCGATTCGACGAAACCGCTGCGCATGTCGGCCGACTGTATGCGCAGCCTCGCGAAGGCGACCGGCCGCACGATGACCGAGCTGCTACAAGACGAGGCCGACGAGGCGAACCGCATTCAGGTAATCGCGTTCTCGGAGCTGCACCGCCGCTACGCACGCGCCGGGCACCTACCCGACGCGGCGACACTCTGGGAGCAGGCAGGCGCGGTCGAGGTCGTATTCGAAACGCCGCCGAGCATCGTCGACGACCCTTTAGGTTCCGGCTCGTCGACAACCTCGCCGCCTTCTGCCGGTACTGGCGCATGACACCCGCGCAGGTCGACGAACTGGACGACGAAACGTATGCAGGTTTCGTGCGCTACATGGCACGCGAAGCACGCGAGCTAGAACGCGCCGCCGCAGAAGCGAAACGTAAGGGGCGCTAGTGGCGGGCCCGTCGGTAGCCGTCCGCATACTCGGCGACCTCTCGGGCCTCGGCGCGTCGTTCGACAAGGCAGGCGCGGTCGCACGCACGGCCGGGCAACGCGCGCAACAATCGTTTGGGCGACTGTTAGGCACGCTGAACGCGTCGGGCGTGCTCGGCCCGTTCGGTACCGCGCTCGCGAACGTCAATGACGCGATGGGCTCGATACTCGAAAACGGTAAGAAAATCGGGCCGGTCGCGATCGGCGCGGGCGCCGGTATCGCGGCGGCGGGCGGCGTGCTGTCCGCGCTCGGTTCGAAAGAGCAAGCCGCGCACCAGCAGCTACGCGCCGCGATCACCGCGACCGGTCATACCTACGACGAATACGGCGCCGCGATCGAGCGGGCGATCAAGCACCAGGAAAATTTCGGGCATACGTCGCACGAGACGCAGGACGCAATTCGGATCCTGACGCAGGCGACGGGCAACGCGAGCACTGCGCTCGGCCTCATGAACACTGCGGCCGACCTCGCGGCCGCGAAGCACGAGAGTCTCGGCGAGGCGGCGACGTCGCTGGGCAAGGTTTACAACGGCAACACTCGCCTACTGAAAGAATTTGGCATCGCGGTAACTAAGACGGCGAACCTGACGAAGGCCGTCGCGACCGATACGACACGGGCGACCGCGGCCGACCGTGCGTACGCGGCCGCGAAACAAAAACTTGCCGACCTGCAAACGATCGACTCCGCGAAAAAGCGGCTAAGCGTCGCCGACCTCGTGCACCTGCACGACGCGCAGCTAAAGGTGCTGACGTCCGAAGGCCTCGACGTCACCGCGCACAAAAAACTGGCGTTAGCGCAGGACGCGGTGCGTAAGGCGACGAAGGCGCACAACGCCGCAGTGACGGAGCTAGGCCAAAAGTTGAAAGGGCAGGCGAGCGCGGCCGCCGACACGTTCAGCGGAAAAATCGCGGCGATGCGCGCCAAAATCGAGGACGCAGTCGCGACGTTCGGCCAGAAGTACGGGCCTGCGTTGCAGGTCGCGGGCATGGCGATAATGGCATTCGGGACGATCGCGCAGACAGGCGGCGCGATGGCCGCCCTCGGCGAAGGCCTCGCGCTCGGCCCGATACTGCTCGTCGTCGCCGCAATCGCGGCGCTTGTCGTCGCGGGCTACGTGCTGTATCGCAATTGGTCGACGATATGGGGCGGTATCCGCGCCGCGGTCGCGTTCGTTTGGGATTGGATTAAAGCGCATTGGCCGCTGCTGCTCGGCATCCTGTTAGGCCCGATCGGCATTGCGGTCGCGCTCATCATCCAGCATTTCGACGCTATTAAGAACGTGGTCGGCGCGGTTGTCGGCGCGGTCGAGCACGCCTGGTCGGCGCTGGCCGGTTTCTTTAGCGGGCTGCTGTCGACGATCGGCGGCTATTTCTCGACGGCGTGGTCGGCGGTTACCGGATCGGCCGCGCGCGCGTTCGGCGCCGTAACCGGTATTTGGAATGGGCTGATCAGTTTCTTTACCGGGCTCGGCGGCCGTATCGCGTCCGTGACCGCGGGAATGTGGCACGGCATTACCGACGCGTTTCGTGCCGCACTCAACGAGCTGATCGACCTCTGGGACCGGCTGCACTTCAAAATCGGCGGTTGGGGCGTCGGACCCGTGCACGTCCCGACCGTCACCGTCGGGCTGCCCTCGATCCCGCACCTGCAGGCGGGCGGGCTTATCACCGCGACCGGCCTCGTCTATGCGCACGCGGGCGAAGCGATCACGCCTGCAGGCGCGGCCGGGCCCGCCGTGCATATCGAGCACGCGCATTTCGGCGACGCAGTCGACGTCGACCTGCTCATGCGGCGCGTCGCGTTCGAAACGCTGAGGCGCACGGCATGACCTGGACGCCGCCCGCGACGACGTGCGTGCGTACCGCGTGGCTCGATTTGCGCGGCGACGGCACCGTAACTATCCCGCTCGAAAATTGGGCGGCGGGCTACTTCTGTTCGTCGCTCGACCTCGGTTCGCCTGACGTACGCGAGGTCAAAGCGAACCGGCCCGACGCCGACGGCATCGACGACCGCACCCAATTCATGGGCGGCCGCGCGGTCACCGCGCAGATAACCGCGCTGGCGGGCGCGGGCGCGCAAATCGACGCGGTCGCGTCGTCGTTCGCGCCGTACATGGTCCCTTCCGCACGGCCGATCCTGCATTACGTGCTCGACCGGCCCGGCGCCGCCGAACGCGTCCTGACGTTGCGACCGGCCGCATACGCCTGGCAAGTCGCGGGCGACAATCAGCGCGACATTCAGCTCGCGTTCGTCGCGGCTGACCCGATCGTGCGCGACCCGAACGTGCAGACCGTTACCGCCTGGTCCGGTAGCGCGGCCGGGCCCGGCCGTACCTATCCGCTCGCGTTTAACCGCGCCTATCCGCCCGGCATCGCGGCATCGGTCGGCATCGTGCATTCGAACGGCGACGTACCGGTGCGGCCGCTGCTGCGTATCTACGGGCCGATCGGCGGCGCCGTCGTGCAATTCGTCGGGCTCGGCGGCACGCTCGGCCTCGTCGCGTTCGTCGCGGGCTACACAATCCCTGCGGGCGGCTGGGTCGACGTCGACACGCTCGCGCACACCGCATACGCGAACAGTGACCCGACACAAAACGTGCTCGCGCAGCTCGATTTCACGCAGCTCATGTGGCCGGTACTCCCGGTCGGCGTGGATATCCAAATGGCGTTAGGCGGCGTCGCGACGTCGGGCGTATCGCAGGTGCAGGCGATATGGCAAGACGGGTATCTGTCGTGAACGCGGCCGGGCTCGTCGAGGCGCCGACACCGACGCCGCGTAATGCGCCGGGCACCTATCCGGTACCGGCCGGACGCGGCCGCTGGCGCCTCACGCTGCACGCACGCAATTTTTTCGGCGGGCCGTTCACCGCGGCGCCGACATGGCAGCAAACAATTCTCGTCGAGCTGGTCGAGGCCCGTAGCCGCAAACTCGACCAGCAATGGAACACTCCCGCGCAGCTCACGTTCAGTCTCGACGGGCACGACCCCGCGGCCGCGCAGGTCGTCGAAATGTCAACCGAGGTTTACGCGTGGCGTTGGGACGATACCCAAGGTGTCGACGTGCCGTTATTCCGCGGTTGCGTCACGCAAGGTCAAGACGACCTCACCGAACAGTCGCATACGGTCACGTTCACGGCGCTCGATTACGCGGCGCTTATGGATCGGCGCATCATGGTCGCGACGACGCCGACGGTATGGACGCAAAACGATCAGGACGGTATGGCATGGTCGCTCGTGAATACGGCCGCGCAGGGCAGCCCGCCGTCGCGGCTGCCGCTGCTGGCGGCGATGGTCAACCCCGACGGAAGCGCACGCGCAGCGGCGTCGGGCACGTTGCGCGACCGGTCGTACGCGGGTAGCTCGTTTTACGGGACGCTGTTCGCGGAGCTGGCACGCGCGCTCGGCGGTTTCGACTGGGACGTCGTCCCCGAGCCGCGCGCGTACGGCCTGCCGCAAATGGTCGGCTCGATCCCCGCAGGAATGGACGCGGTACGCATCTTCTTTCCGTCGCAAGGCGTCACGCGTGCTGACGTGCCGCTCGTCTACGGCAGCAACGTCGCGACCGTGCAACGCATCGTGACATCGACGAACTATGCGAACTGGATACGGGCGCTTGGCAACAATGCGAGCAGCGACCCGAACGCGGCGCAGCTCGTCGTCGACGTACAAAACGCCGACGCGACTGGCACCGCCGTCGGACTCTGGCAGCAGGTCGAAAACGCCGCCGACGTCACGCTCTCGGGCACGCTCGCCGACCAGGCGAACGGCGCGCTCACCGAGCTAGGCGCGATGCTGCCGACCTACACCCTCGGCCTACGGCCCGGCGCCTACACCTACGGTGCGCCGAACATCGGCGACACGTGCCCGCTATATATCAAAAGCGGCCGCCTCGACGTCGCGGCCGCGATACGCGTCGTCGGCTTGTCGTATGCGATCGGCGACGACGGCGACGAGGACGTAACGCTCACGGTCGGCGCGCTGCCGACGCATCTCGGGCTGCTGCTGCGACGATCCGAGCGCGAGATACGCGCGCTCAACCGAAAGTGAGGCCGCCGCGATGACTCGATACACGCCGCAATGGTTGCAGGCCGGAAGCTACGCCGCAGGCGCCGACCGGCGCCTCGTCGGCGCGTTATGGCCGACTCCCGCGTCGACCGGCCTCGTGGTCACGGCATCGTCGGGCATGGTGCTCGCGGTCGCGCCGGGCGCCGTCGCGATCCCGACCCCGAACAACACCGGTACGACGCTGTGCAGCTCAGACGCGACAGAAAACGTCACGATCGGCGCCGCACCGTCGAGCGGCAACAACCGCATTGACCTCGTGGTCGCGCTCGCACGCGGCAACGACCTCGACGGCGGCGCTAATAACGATTTCGTGCTCCAAGTCGTCGCGGGCGTCGTCGCCGCGTCACCGGTCGCGCCCGCGATCCCCGCGGGTGCGGTCGCGCTCGCACAGGTGTACGTCGGCGGCGGCGTCGCCGCGATCGTTCAGGGCAACATCACCGACCGTCGGCCGTGGTCGCTACTCGCGCCGATGCAGGCGAGGCCGTGGGGCGTCGCGTGGGGCCTGCTCGCACGCACCCGCAATACGACGACACCGCAAGCGAACATTGCGGCTGCGGTCGACCTGACGGGCCTCTCGGTTTCGGTCACGACGCCTGCAAATCGCGTGCTCGGCGTGCGTATGAGCGCAACGTTTCAGCTCACGACCGCGTCAACCGGCGACGTTTTCGGCATCTTGCTCATGCGCGACGGCGTCGAATTCAACGGCGGCCGCGGCGGCGCACAATTCCCGAGCGGCAGCCGCGACACGCCGCTCGGCGCGTTCGCATACGACGACGCATGCCCGGCCGGTACGCACACTTACAAGGCGCAAGGCGCGAGAATCGGCGGCGCGGGCGGTATCTGGACAATGCAAGCCGACGCGGCCGGGCGGCCTGCGTCATTCTGGGTCGAGGATTTGGGCCCGGTACCGGGCACCACTCCACCAGCGAACTAGGGAGAAACGATGCAGCAGACTCCGACCGAACCGACCGAGCAGCCCGTCGAGCCCGTCGAGGGCGAGCCCGGTGTCGAGGGCGAGCAGCAAGAGGGCCACGAGCCGACCGGGCCGGGCCCCGACGACGACGAGGCGCAGTAGTGGCGCGGATGCCGGGCGCGCAATGGCGCGGGCCGACACCGAACAGCACGCCGGGCGGCATGGCCGACCATCGCGGGCTCGTCGTTCACGTCGCCGAAGGTAGCTACGAAGGCACGATTTCGTGGTGCTTGAATCCGGCCGCCGCGGTGTCGTATCACTTCATCGTCGGCAAGGGCGGACAGATCGCGCAGCTCGTCGACACCGCCGACAAAGCATGGGCGCAAGCCTCGGGTAATCCGTACTGGGTCTCGGTCGGCTGCGAGGGCTACGCGTCCGAAGGCGCCGTCACCGAAGGGCAGCAGCGCGCGCTCGACGACGTCTGGCGCTGGATGCTCGACGCGCACGGGCCGCCGAACGTGCTGACCGACGACCCGAACGGCGCCGGGCTCGGCTGGCACGGCATGGGCGGCGACGCGTGGGGCGGGCACCACGGCTGCCCTGGCGAGGCCCGCAAGGCGTACCGGTCGAGCATGGTCGCGCACGCAGGCGGCGCACCCGCGGCGGGCCCGGACGCACCGACGACAAAGGAAGGGGGCGCCGTGGATATCTGCCCGACGCCGAGCGGTAACGGTTACTACATCGTTGACAGTGTCGGCGCCGTGTTCACCTACGGCGACGCGGTCATGCAGGGCGGCGCGAACGACCGCGACCTCGTGGCGCCGATCGTCGGCATGGCGGTACGGCCGCAAAATGACGGCTACTGGCTCGCGGCCGCCGACGGCGGCGTTTTCACGTTCGGGAACGCGCCCTACAAGGGAAGCCGTGGCGGCGAGCAACCGAAAGACAACGCGGCGACCGTCGCGATAGCGGCGGCCGACGACGGCGAGGGCTATTGGCTGCTCAACGCCGACGGCGGCGTTTTCAATTTCGGTTCGGCACCGTTCAAAGGCGCCGCGACCGGACACGTTCACTAGCAGCGGGCCCGTGCGTTTGTGCCGTTGCTCGAATTGGCGCTCGGGCTGCTCGTACTGTTCGCGGCGCTGCTCGTGGCGCTCGCGCGGGCGCTGCTGACGGCCCGGCACTGGAACCGGCTGCACGATCAGCTCGACGAGCTAATGCGGCTCATGCGGCCGCCGTGGCGGCGCTAACGGCCGTGCGCTAAACGGCGACGACCTCGACGCCGGGCAATGGGGTCGAGCCCGGCGCCGAACGGCCGCCGCGGTCGGCTGAGAAAGGATTAGCAGCCGACCGTGCGCCCGTCACCGTAGGAGGTCCGGTAGGTATTCGACGCGATCCTTCCCGCGCCACTCGGACACTTCGGACACTTCGGACGCGTCGGAGCGATGGGGGGACCGCCCTGCCACTATCTCGCCACTAGCCGACCGGTTCGGCCGCCACTCGCGACGCTCTGACCTGCGAGGCGGCGGTCGGAATCGAACCGACGTAGGAGGTTTTGCAGGTGTACCCTATGGTACGTTTAGGTACGTTTAGGTTACTATGTCTGCCGCAGGAAACCGCTCAAATACGGACCGGTACGATATGGTTTCACGGGGCGCGCCACTCGGGCGCCACTCATTCCCGCCGCTGGTGGCGAGAAACGAATCTAAGGAAAGGCTGAGGAGAATGATCGAGCAGACTGCGAGCGGCCGCTACAAGGTCACGGTCGAGGTCCGACAGGGCCGCGGGCAGCCGCGCCGGCGCGTGTCGCAAACGGTCGACACCGCCGACGAGGCGACCGACCTTGAGCGGCGTCTCGGCGCCGTTCCCGCGGCCGGGCTCACGCGCACCGTCGCCGACGCCGTCGACCTGTACGTCGCGACCTACGGGCCCGCGCTCGCGCCGAACACCGAACGCGGCTACCAGGGCATCCGACGCCGCTACATCGACGGCACCGCGCTCGCGGCCATGCCGCTGCACCAGCTTCGCCCCGCAGACCTAGAAGATCATTACGCGCAGCTGTTCGCAGGCACCTACCGGCCGGGCGCGTCACCGCTCAAGCTGAACACCGTTCGCTCGGTGCATCGGCTGGTTTCGGTTTCGCTCGGGAAGGCGAAAAAGCGCGGTTGGACGGATCGCAACCCGGCCGCCGACGCCGAGGTCGTCGGCCCGGCCTCACCGCCGCGCGCCTATGAGGCGTACGCGCTCGACACGGTCGCGAAGGTGCTCGACGCGGGCGGCGTCGAGCTGTCGGACCTCGTGCACGTCGCGATCGCGACCGGCGCCCGCGAGGGCGAGCTCGCGGGCCTGCGCTGGTGCGACGTCGACCTCATGACGGGCGCCGTCATGTTCGCGGGCTCTATCTGCCGCAAACGCAAGGTCGACGGGCCCGGCTGGATGCGCAAGCTTCCGAAGTCGAACCGGCCGCGCCGCGTGCTCGTCGACGAATACGCGCTCGAAACGCTGCGCGAACGCTTTACGCGGCACGTCGCGCAGATTGAACGCGACGGTAACGGCGTCGACGACCTCGACCACCGCGCCGTGTTCTCGCTCGACCTGGAGGACGATTACACGTCACCGGCCGGGCTCGGCGCCCGCTGGTCGCGGGCCGCGGCGAAGGCGGGCGTCTCCATGCGTTTCCATGACCTGCGGCACGTCAACGCGTCGGAGCTAATGGCCGCGAACGTCCCGGCGCCGAACGCGGCGCGTCGTAACGGCTGGTCAAGTAACCGAATGTTCCTAGAGGTTTACGGGCACCACCGCGCCGACGCCGACGACGCCGCCGTCGCGGCGCTCGCCGACACCTGGCAACGCATCGAACGCGCCCGCAAACGCGCCTGAAACTTTTCGTCGTACCGCGTCGTACCGTCGCGCTGAACGCGTAGGAACGCACGAAATCGAACCGTTGACATTCCCCTCCCCCCCCCTTAAAAAAGGGATTCGCACCGCGGGGAGGAAGGCGGCCGCAATGGCTCGCAGGAAAGACCGACCCGCGCCGTCGAAAGTCACCGACCGCACGCCGTACTTCACCGTCTATCAGGTCGCGGAACTGCTCGGCGTGCATCCGCAGACCGTGTACCGCATGATCCAAAACGGCGAGCTAGTCGCGATGCGCGCCGGCGCGCAATATCGCATCTCGAAAAACGCAATTCGCGATTGGGAATCGTCGTCGACGGCTGCGAGCGGCTAGGGCCGCGCGCGATGACCGCTGACACGCGACGCGTCAACCGCGGCGCCGGGCATAGCTGGTACCTCGACGGCGAACCGGTCGACGGCGTCACGACGATTCTCAGCAACGGCGTACCGAAACCGGCGATGATCGACGCCGCCGCGCGCGAGACCGCAAACTATGCGGTCAACAATTGGGACGCGCTCGCGAACGAAGGCCTCGCGCAACGGCTCCGCAAAATCGAGAAAGGCCGATTTGAGGGCTGGAATCGTGCGACCGTGCGCGGTACCCGCGTGCACGAATACGCGGCGGCGCTGCTCGGCGGTCACGAAATCGACGTGCCCGAGCCGTACGTCGCGCACGTCGACGCGTGTCTCGCGTTCCTCGACCGATGGCGCATACGCGAGGTCGAGGTCGAGGTTTCGGTCGTGAACCGCGCGCACCGGTACATGGGCGCCGCCGACCTGCTCGCCTACGTCGGCGATAACGCGCCGCTCTGTCTGATCGACTGGAAAACCGGCGCGTCGGGTATCTGGCCGGAAACCGCGCTGCAGCTCGCCGCGTACGCGCACGCCGAAACGATCCTCGACGGCGACGGCGGCGAGCGGCCGTTACCGACCGTCGATGCCGCGTTCGCGGTATGGCTGCGCGCCGACGGTTACGACGTCTTTCCGGTCGATATCTCCGACGCGACGTTCCGGACGTTCCTTTACGTGCAGCAGGTCGCGCAATTCAGGGCGGCGCCACGCGAGGCCTACGTCGGCGACGCGTTAGCGGCGCCGTTCGAGGCGGTCGCGTCGTGAACGTGCCCGCGCTCGTGCGCGCCCGGCCCGACACGCTGCCCGCACCGTTCGACGTGCGTTCGTGGGTCGAGCTAATGGCACCCGCCGCGGAGCTAGCCAAAGCGGTCGCGACGACGGATTTCGTGCCGCGCGGCATGCGCAACAATCCCGCCGCGATCACGGCCGCGATTCTGTACGGCGACGAGGTCGGCGTCGGCCCGATGCAATCGTTAGCGAAAATTTCGGTTATCGACGGCCGCCCGTTCGTCGCGGCCGAGACGCAGCGGGCGCTCGTACTCGCCGCGGGTCACGAGCTATGGGTCGACGAGCTGACGAACACGCGCGCGACGTGGTGCGGACGCCGCGCCGGTTCCGACCAAGTGACGCGCGTCACCTGGTCGATGGACGACGCGCGCCGCGCCCACCTCGACGGCAAGCCGAATTGGCGTAGCTACCCGCGCGCCATGCTCAGCGCGCGGGCGTCGGCCGACCTCGTGCGCGCCGTTTTCGCCGACGTCGTCGGCGGCCTCGCCGCGCTTGAGGAATACGACGACGGCGCCGAAACGGCCGACCGGCCCGGCATACCCGTCGACGCGTCCGGATTACCGGCTACCGTCGTGAAAGGCACGCGTCGTCGACGCAGCAGCAGCCCCGCGGCGGCGCGGCCAGTGCGGGAAGCGCCTGCGGCGACAGCGCAGGCGCTTCCTCCGTTACCGCACGAGGTCGACGAGCCCGACGCGGTCGATTCCTCCCATACCGCCGCGTCGGGCTCGCCGAACGACGACGGGCCCGAGCCCGAGCTGATAACCGGCGCGCAGCGGCGCCGCATGATGGCGCTATACCGCTCCCGGTATCCCGACGCGACCCGCGGCGAACGGCTGCGCCTCGCGGCCGAAGTGACGAGCCGCGAACGGCTCGGCAGCTCGAACGAGCTAACAACGGCCGAGGCCGACCGCGTGATCGACTACCTCGAAAGCGTCACGGCGCCAGAAACGCACGAGCCCGACGAGGATGGCGGCAGCGACGCCGCGGCCGACCCTGCGGCCGAACCTGCCGACCCGGAAAGGCTGCCGTTATGACGGCGCTCACGGTCGTGCTCGGCGCGTTCGTTTTCCTGGCGGGCGCGATCGCGTCGCGCGAGGCCGCCCGCGCCCGCGCCCGCCGCGAACGCTGGCCGCGCTGGTATGCGCCGCTGCACGACCCGCCCGCGAACGTCACCCGCGCCCGCAACAGCGCGCGCCCCTATGACCAGGACCGGCCGTAATGGCGGGCAGCGGGGTACCGGCCTGGCACGTCGTGCGCCTCTACGGCGTCGAGCCCGGTTTCTATGTCGGCAAACCACCAATTCACGAGACGCGGCTCCCGCCTGACGTGGCCGAAATCGAGATCATCGACGGGCCGTTTCCGTCGCGCGGGCATTGCCTCGACCGCATCGCCGACTACCAGCGGCGCGCGACCGCGATCACGGCGGGCAAACAGTGAACCTCGACGAAATGCGACCGCGCATGCGGGCCCGCGTTCTCGCGGCGCTCGCACGCGACCTCGACCGGCCGGTTGGTGCTCACGGGCGGCCGACGGCGGCCTCGGCGTCGACGCGTCCAGTTTCCTCTCGCGCGTCGTCGTCGGCCCGCTACCGCTGCTGCGCCTGCGGCGCTACGTTCCGCCACTATGCACCGGCCGAACGCTGCGCCGACACGCACCACGGCGCACGGATCGAGCTACTACACCTGACGGGCGCCGAATGATGGGGGCCGCGATGCCGTTCGTGGTGCTGAGTGTCGAGGGCCCGATCGACGACCCGGCGAAGGTCGTCGAGGCGTTCACCGACGGTGCCGAGTACGCGCCGCTCGGCGTCGATAGTTACGTCGGCGTGCAGCTCGACGACGACCCGCAGCATGCCGCGACCAGGGCGCGGCAGGCGCGATATCGACGCCGCAAGCGCGACGCGCGCGACGCGGTTCCGCGCGACGCGCGCGACGCGCGCGACGCGGGATTGCGCGACGCGCGCGACGCGGGCGAAAGTCTAGAAATGTCTGATTTGGTAGGGACTGACCAGTCAGCCGACCGACCTTTAGGGAGGTCGGCGGCTGACTGTGTCCCTAGCCGCGACGCGCGCGACGCGTCGCGGCGCGACGCGACGACGCGCGACGCGCGCGACGCGACGACGCGCGACGCGCGCGACGCGGACGACGGCGCACCGCTCCAAGAGCGCTACACCCGCGAGGAATATTTCGAACGCGTCGAGGCGGCGAAGGTCGCGCTCCGCGCCCGCAAGACCGGCGAACGAGAAACGTAGGGACATTGGCTCGGCCGAAACAGGTCATCCGTGCCGACGGTACGAAGTGGTGCGACTGGCACCTCGCGTGGGAACCGCTCGACCGGTTCAACGCGAAGACAGCAGCAGTATCGGGTAACGCCTGCGTTACCCGATACGCCGCGCGTTGCCTCGACGCGCAGCAAGCCATTCGCGACCGCGACCGCGCTACCGATCCGGCCGCCGACGCGATCGTAAACCGCGCCAGGAAACACGCGCGCGCTCTGTCGAAGGCTCTCGGCGTCACTGTTAGTTATCACTGGGTGCTTGACGAGCTGCTCTGGATAGGCCTCGTACCGTTCCTGCGCGCGGCAATCGGGCCGGGCGGCGTCTGCTTGAACTGCGGCGCGCACCATGACAAGGCCGCGGAGTATCAGATCGAGCACGCGGTTACGCCGCGCAGCCTGACGGATTGGGCCGCGCACCACGCGCGCAATCTTTGGTTTGCCGACGGCTGCAACCAAAAAAAAGGAACGCGTGACCGCGACCGTGCGTGGATCGACACGCAACAAATGACGTGGGCGCTAGAACGCGATTGGGCGTTACACGCGGGCGAGCCCGGCTGGCCGCCGTATGACTCGACGTTCGGCGAAGTGCCGGAAGTGATTTACGCGACCGGCCCGGTTGACTGGCGCGGAAACCCGATGCTCTTTGAAAGCGAGTAAGCGATGGCGACGATATCTGCGCGGCACCGGGCCGCGCTACCAGCCTCGAAAGTTGTGTATCCGAAATCGAGCCGTGTCGGCGGCAAAGGCCGCAACGCCTACCCGATCGACACGCCGAAACGGGCGCGGAACGCGCTCGCACGCGCCGCGCAGAAAAACACTGCGGGCAATTACCGCACCGTTGAACGGAAAGTGAACCGGCTCTATCCGCAGATACGCACGAAGCACCACCAGCCGACGAAAGGACACCGCTAACAATGAGCACCGAACGCGAGGCACAACAGGCACAACAGGCGCCGCTTCTCGCGGCACGCGCCGCGTTAGCTGGGGTCGAGCGGTACGCGCAGCTCGACGACGACGAACGGCTACAGGCGATGGCGTCGGGCCTGCGCGTCGCGACGGCGTGCGCGCTGGTCAGCATCGCCGAAAACCTCGACCGGCTGCTCGACCTCTTAGAACGCGGCCAGTAGATGGAAACGCAAGGTATCGAGGTACAACCGGCCGACGACCTCGCAGGCGAACAGCTCCGCTACTACCTCTCGGGCATGTTCGTAGGCATGCTGTTAACGGTCGGCACCCTCGAAATCGAGCCGCACACCGACGGGCTCGGTTTCCTACCGTCGTTCGCGGTTCACAATCCGCGCACTGGCGCGCACCTGGTCGTAAACGTCGACCGGTTCGGATAAGGGAGGACGACCGCATGACTGAGTCGACGCAGGCGAGCATTCCCGCGTTCGCGTCCGCGGCCGAACGCGACGCCGTCACGACCTGGGAACCGGGCCGCATCGCGTACGCGGCCGACGACGGGCTCGCGTTCTACAACGGCAGCGGCTGGGAACCGATGGGCGCCGCGGGCGCGGTGCTCGCGTATGCGACCGTCGACGCCGACGTCGTCGTGCCCGCAGGGCCCGAACAGCTCGTGCTCTCGACCGTCGCGGCCATCGGGCCCGGACATACGACCGGCCGTATCGACATTCTGTTTCCGTCGCTCGATTTCACATCGGTTGCGGGCGGCGAAGCGATCGTCTACCTCGACGTCGGAACACCCGCGGTGCGGTATCCGTTCGGCCGTGTCCGCGGCGACCGTTCGATCGCATGGCCGGTATGGCTCTCGCGGCGCGTCACGTTCTCGCAGGTCGGCGCCATCCCGGTAAACCTGGTCGTCGACGCGCTCTCGGGCGGCGTCACGTTGCACGCGGGCACCGATCAGGGCGAAATCGCGTTACGCGTCGTCGCGCTATGAAAACCGACCAGCAGGTCGAGCTATACGACGGCGCGCTGCTCGACGCGTTGCGCTGCTATGCCGCGCTGCGCGACGCGCTGTGCCGCTACCTCGTCGCGCTCGACGCCGTCGAGCGGGCCGCCGACCGCGGCGGCTGGCTCGACGCGCAAATCGAACGCGACGCCGCCCTGCACGACCTCTATGCGGCCGCGCGGCGCGACGACGCCTGCGACCCGCCGTGCGAGCCGTGGACCCGGCCGACTCTCGACACGGCGCCGCTATGACCGAACGCCGCACCCTTTACGAATTCGACGGGGCCGCAGCAATGCTCGACGACATCGGCGACGCGATCCGCGCACAAGACTGCGACGCGGTGTACGTGCTGGTCGTGCAATGGAACGCAAACAAGCGGCCGTATATGCGCGCGTTCGCCGACGTGCTGACCCGCTGGCACCGCCTCGACAACCACCAACGCGCCGCGCTCGTCTACTACGCCGCGAGGACCGAAGCCCTGTTCCGCGCAATCGAGGGCGACGACACCGAGCTGCTCGGGGTCGACGACTGGCTCGCCGCGTTCGACAACGACCACACCCGGCGCCGCTGGTGCCGCATGCTCAAAGCGAACAGCGCGTGACGGCCGACCCGCGCGCCCGCTGCTGGCATTGCGGCAACCCGGCCGACGACCGGTACCGCGGTATCGAGGGCATCGAGGAACGACGCACGGGCGGCGGCGCCAACAAAATCATTGGCCGCACCGAAAACGGCCGCCGCTACTGCCGCGACTGCGTACGCAAAATCGAGCACGGCGTCCCGCTCGGACAAATCTCGCTGCTATGACGACCCGCGACCCGCGTCTCTGGTCACGCGCCTACCGCAACCTTTGCCGCTACGTGCTCGCCCGCGACCGCAACCGCTGCCAAATCCACGGCCCGCGCTGCACGCAATACGCAACCGAGGTCGATCACGTCATCGCCCGCGCCGACGGCGGCGACCTGTTCGACCCGGCGAACCTGCGCGCCGCCTGCCGGGCCTGCAATGCTGGCCGCGGCGCGCAACGCACGAACGAACGCCGCTACCGCGACAGTGTCGCCCGCTACGAAACGCGCATGTAAACGACGAAAGGAAAAACCGATGGGCTATATGTATGTGCTCGGCGACTGCTTCGCGTGTCACCGGCTGTTCACGTTCTCGGCCGAACGCGTCCCCTCGATCATGGTCGACGGCGAACGGCAGCCGGTATGCGCCGACTGCGTCGCGCGTGTCAATCCGTTACGCGCCGCGAACGGTCTCGACCCGATTGTCGTGCTACCCGGCGCCTACGAACCCGACGAGGCACTATGACCGAGCTGCGCTACATACAAACGCTAGTAACAGTCGAATGCACCTGCGGCCTCGCG